GTCTAAGACAGAAAAAGAAGAACTGACCCAAGCCATAGAAAACTTAAAGTTCATTCCCGGTGGTCGATATTTATATTATGCAGGAAGAAACAAAAAGTTTTTTAACAATTGCTACCTTCTTAAAGCAGAAGAGGACACACGAGAAGATTGGGCTAACTTAAGTTGGAGTGCTGAAAGCTGTTTGATGACAGGTGGAGGCATTGGTGTTGACTATTCTATTTATCGCCCAGAAAACTCCCGGCTAAATTCAACAGGTGGCGTTGCGTCAGGTCCTATTCCTGCTATGCACAAAATAAATGAAATTGGAAGAAGAGTTATGCAAGGTGGGTCAAGAAGAAGTGCTATTTATGCTTCTCTTAATTGGCAACACCAAGATGTCCACAACTTTCTTCATGCTAAAGACTGGTATCAGATGCCAGTAGCAGGAACCGATGTTACAATGGGCCATCTTAAAGAGGCAGACTTCAATTTTTCATGTCCATTGGACTACACAAACATATCCGTCAACTACGATACCGAATGGCTTACACGTTATTGGGAATCAGGCAATACAGGAGAAGTATTTAAAACAAATGTTAAACAAGCTCTATCAACGGCAGAACCGGGATTCTCTTTTAACTTTTTCGATAAAGAGGATGAAACCCTCCGCAATGCGTGTACAGAAGTTACGTCTTCTGACTCGCATGACCAGTGTTGTCTTGGCTCTGTTAATCTTGGGAGGATTGATTCTCTTTCTGATTTAAAGAATATTGTTGAATTAGGTACAAAGTTTTTAATTTGTGGAACTATCAGAGCCCATGTGCCGTACTCTAAAGTTGCAGATGTTAGAGAAAAGAACCGAAGAATTGGTTTAGGTCTAATGGGTATGCACGAATGGCTTATCAAAAGAGGCAGTCGTTACGAAGTAACACCTGAATTACATAAATGGTTAGGTGTATACAAAGGTATCAGTGATAAATATGCTAAAGAATTTGCAGATGCTTGTGGTGTTAATAGGCCAATAGCAAGAAGAGCTATTGCACCAACAGGTAGTATTGGAATTTTAGCTGGAACTTCGACAGGCGTGGAACCTATCTTTGCTGTCGCTTACAAACGGCGATACTTAAAGTCAAACCGATGGCATTATCAATACGTAGTTGATAGTGCAGCACAAGAACTCATTGAACTCTATGATGCAAAACCAGACAAAATAGAATCAGCAATTGATTTAGCAGAAGACTACGAACGCAGAATGAAGTTTCAATTTGATGTTCAAAGTTACGTTGATATGTCTATCTCTTCTACTATTAACCTGCCACAGTGGGGTAGTAAGCTAAACAATGAAGATACTGTTGAACAATTTGCAGAGACACTAGCTAAGTATGCGCATGGTTTACGTGGGTTTACTGTTTATCCTGATGGATGCAGAGGAGGACAGCCCTTAGTAAGTGTGCCGTATGCAGAAGCTAAAGATAAACTCGGTGAAGAGTTTGAAGAAGGCATTGAGACCCATGACATATGTGACATCACTGGGTCAGGAGGTGTGTGTGGTGCGTAAACTTTTAAAAAAAGACACTATTGCAGACAAATACATTCCAGAAAGTTCGTATGACCTTATTGATTACCTTTCTGAACTTTATCCGCAAAGATGTATCCTCGAAAATGAAACACCTGAACAAGCTCATCGTTATGCTGGTGCTTGTCAATTGGTTTCAGACTTAGTTCAGTGGAAACAAAATGAAACTGAATCTGAAGGTACATAACCCAACGGACTCAACTTTAGAATTTCTTGACCTTATAGCATATCCACACAGGTGGACAGGAACCATGTTACGCCGTGATGCTTTTGTGATATGGATTCATAATGAAGCAAGAGAGACCGTTGGGTATGTATGGTTTACTGTTGTACCTGACACCTATCGAGTGTTTGAGTTTCATATAGCCATACATCCTAAGTATCACATACGCTGGTTATCGAAAGAGATTTATTATCAATTATTAGATATTGCAAAGTTTTTAGATGCACGAGTTATTCTTATGTATCTGGAAGGAAACGAACATTATCTAAAAGTCCTCAAACGTTTAGGTTGGACCACCATTCATAAATTTGCATTGCTGGAGGTTTAATGGGTGCACCAAAAGCTCCTAGAATATTTCAACCTAACCAAAAAATAAGAGGAAACGTAGACCCTCTTTCAGTTCCTATTGGTTTTAGAGCTCAGAAGATAGGAACAGAGAAAGAGTTTTTTAAATCTGAACATTTAGGCGAGGGGGAATTTCGTAATCAAGTTTTTACAGAAAAAGAATTTAACGAAAGAAAAGCAAAAGAAGATATTCAACGAAAAAACTTTCGAGTTGCACCAGAAGATGAAAAATTTATTTCACAACTCGAAGGATTTAAAACACGTAACGTAGATATTTTTCAAATTGTTCCTCGTAATCAACAAACAACACAACAACAACCGTCTAAACCTAAAGAAACAGAAGCGCAAAGATTACAACGAGAAAGAAAAGCAAAGTTTGCAGGATTAGGCGGAGGTAATCCCACACAGATACAAAGTATTAGAAGAGTTAGAGCTTCAGGAAGAAGTGCATTACGAACATCTTCACTCAGTCTTGGTTCAGGTAGTGGTGTTGCAATTAAAGGATACGCATAATGGGTTTCATGAAAGCTCCAAAAATTCCACCCTACATTCCACCACCTCCACCTCCAGAAGCTACACCTGCGCCGATAGAAGAAGAGGTACAAAATTTTAGTAAGATACCTTTGTCGCCAGACCTTCCTCAAAGTCCTGATGAAGTACAAGCAAGGACACGTGCTCTTCAAAAAGCAATGAATGTTAGAAGAAGGCGAATTGGTACAGGTGGATTACGAATACCATTAGATACAACTGGTGTTAGTGTATAATGAGCGCACGTGAACGGTATGATACTCTTGCATTAAGAAGAGAGCCCTTTTTAAAAAGAGCAAGACGAAGTGCGGAATTAACTTTACCCTCTATTCTACCTCCAGTTGGTCATAACGACACACAGCAATTACCAGAACCTTATCAAGGTTTGGGAGCCCGATGTGTTATCAATTTATCATCACGTTTATTAACGGCGTTACTTCCAGCAGGACAAAGTTTCTTCAAACTCGTTGTACCAAACCAAGTGTTATTACAATCAGGCCAACTTGCAATGGATGCTGAATTGGAACGAGGGTTTGGTCTCGCTGAAAAACTTATAATGAGTGAGATTGAAAGAGCAAACTGGAGAAGTACAACTAATCTTAGCTTACAATTACTTATAACAACTGGTAACTCTTTAGAATACATAGGACCAGATAATCAACTTCGAGTTTATAGATTAGACCAATATGTATTAGAAAGAGATTTAACTGGTGAAGTTAAAGAAATAGTTATTCGCCAACAAATTCCACCCGAACAAAGCCCTGTTGAAACTGCTGTTAAAACAGAACAAGGCCATGAGTTTGTAGAACTCTACACTGTTGTCACTCGATTAGAATCAGGACAGTTTGAAGTTTATCAAGAGATAGACGACCAAGTTATTCCAGATAGTCAAGGCATCTATGATGTCTCACCTTTTATTCCACTTCGTTGGTCGCTTGTACCTAATGAAGATTATGGCAGAGGAAAAGTAGAAGAACATTATCCAGATTTATTTTCATTAGATGGAATGTCTAAAGCATTGCTAGATGGAAGTACAATGGCAAGTCGTCACGTTTATATGGTACGACCAAATGCAACTGGTGGTAATTTACGAAGGAGAATTGCTGAAGCTGATAACGGAGAAGTCGTTGTCGGTAATCCCGAAGATGTTCAGATGCTTCAGTTTACCAACACAACTGGCTTACAGATAAGTGCTCAAGAAGTTGGAAGACTTACGGATACATTAGCCACAGCTTTTCTATTGAACTCTGGTTTGCGTAGAGATGCTGACAGAGTAACAGCAACAGAATTAAGAATGATGGCTGAAGAGTTAGAAGGTAATCTTGGTGGTGTTTACTCGATGTTATCGCAAGAAATGCAACGAGCACGATTAGAACGCTTAATGATACAAATGGTTTCACAAGGTGCATTGCCACCATTTGAAGGCGATTTAATTGAACCACAAATTACTACAGGGTTAGAAGCATTGGGGAGAGAACAAGACGTAGCGAAGGTGCAAGCCTCCGCACAAATGATTCAAATGCTAGGTCCAGAGTTTACATTAGATTATGTGAAGATGGATGAGCTTTTGAAGAAAGCGTTTACTGGATTAGGTCTTCCTCAAGTTGTTCGTTCAGAACAGGAAGCACAACAAATTCGTGAACAAAGGCAACAAGCAGAAGCCCAACAACAAATGGCTTCACAGTTACAAGGAACATTGAATGAGTGATACTCAAATAGAAACACCTCCTGAAAAAGGAACACCCGAATACAATGAAGCGATGGTTGAAAAGTTTGATAAAGGTTTCCGTAAAGAAGCTGACCAACCGCAAACTTTTGAACAACCAAAAGAAATTGAAGCAATGCCAGAAGACGGCGTTGAAAAATTCTATAACAAAGAAACAGGTATCTACGATTGGCCCAATCATGCGAAGGAATTACAATATCGTCTTGACCAATCGAAGACACAAACAGATAAACCTGTTGATGGTACAGAGAAACCACCGCAAGAAAATACGGTCAACTGGGAAGAGATAAGTAAAAGTATTGCAGAAAGCAAATCTCTTAACGAAGACCATGTAAAACAATTACAAGAGTTTGGAATACCCGAAGACATTGTTAATTCCTATGTTGATTTGCTCGGTGTATCCCAAGAGTTTGCACAACAACGCACTATTGAATATGCAGGTGGAGAAGATAATCTCAACTCAATGTTTAAATGGGCAACAGATAATTTAGCAGAGGAGGAAGTAAAAGGGTATAATGAAATACTTGACAGTTCTAATTGGAGAATGGCTATTGATAGCTTACGAGTGGCTTCAGGCATTGGTGCAGAAGGTTCTAAATCTAATAAGCAAAACCCCACACTGGTTGAAGGCACTAATCAAATTAATAGTTCTTCGGCGTTTGCGTCAAAAGAGCAAATGATTGAAGCAATGAAAAATCCTAAATACAAACAAGACCCTGCTTATAGAAATCAAGTTCGTCAAAAAATAACACAGTCGAACTTCTAACGAAATTCTCGAAAGAGAATATATGACAGAAACCTTGACCAGCTAAGGCTGACAATCTTGTGATGGAAGTCAATCATTAAACCAACCAACTACTTGTGAAAGGAGTGTCAAATGGCACATCAACACGACTTTGTTATGGCTGGTGAAATTGTACAAGCTGGATACCAAAACTCATCTAGCTTTTCTATCTCAATACAAGCTGCAAACAATAACAAAATGTTATCAGAAGTTGTTACATTAAGTAATGCTGATACCGTTTGGTATGTTGCAGTCGGTGAAGGTGGAAACTATGAGTTTGGTCACGGAGTGTATGCTTCAGCCACAACAAGTATTACACGTTCAAACTCGAACGTTGTATATTCAACTAACTCTAACAATGCAGTAGCGTTTACTGGCGCAGTTAAAGTCTTCTTTATTGGAGGACTACCTGATGTTTCCACAGCATCAGTAATTGACGATGCCAAAATAGCTGCCGCAGCAATCGCAGCGTAAGGAGGAAATGTAAATGGCTTTAGGTACTACATCTACTCCAGCCCGTTTCGGTTATGGGCAGAGTACAACCGATGACAGAAATCTCTTTCTGAAAGTCTTTGGAGCAGAAGTGCTCACCGCTTTCACAGAGCAAGTCATCACTTTAGATAAACATAATGTAAGAACTATTGAGCACGGCAAGTCAGCACAATTTCCTAAGACTTGGAAAGCAACTGCTGAATACCATAGTGCTGGTCAAGAACTATTAGGTAACGACATCGACACCTCAGAAATCACAATCACTATTGATGGACTCTTAGTCTCTCATACAGCGATATACGATTTGGATGAGAAGATGTCTCACTTCGATGTTACCTCTGAGTTCTCAGCCGAACTAGGTAGAGCTCTAGCTAGAGAATTTGACAAAAACGTTCTTCGTCAAGTTATTCTCGCAGCTAGAACTTCAGCAGATGGTCCTTTCCCAGCAGGAAATGTCATCACTGACAGTGCATTGGTAAACTCATCAATAGCTGGCACAACTGGTAAATCATGGATTGACCATATTAGAGAAGCTAACATTGCTCTCTTTAATAAGAACGTTCCAGAAGATATGCCACGTTACTTAGCAGTTAATGCTGATGTCTTCGATGCAATTAAATATGGTGTCGATAGTACACATGGTTATCTAGTATTAAACAGAGACTATGGTGGAGAACAAGCTGGTGGTGTAGCAGGAAGAGGTGATGTAATCCAAATTGATGGTGTTACAATTATCCGTTCTAACTTACTACCAACAACAGACTTGTCATCCGATACTTCTGTTTATAGTAAATACAGAGCTAACTACTCTACAACTACAGGCGTTATGTGGTGTCCAGATGCAGTCGGTACATTAAAACTAATGGACCTTGCAATGGAAACAGAGCGTGACGTAAGAAGACAAGAAGACTTCATGGTTTCAAAAATGGCTGTTGGTCATGGAACATTGAGACCAGAACTTGCAGTAGAATTTAAAACTTCTTAGTATTAATTGTTGTCTTTTTAAAACTTAAGGCTCACAAGGGTAAAACCTTGTGGGCCATTTTTTTACAGGATATTTAAATATGGCTATCACAAAGTTACAAGCCGTCAATCTTATGCTCGATGCAATAGGAGAAAAACCTGTATCTTCTTTGACTTCAGGATTAGCAGACGCAGAGCAAGCTGAAAGAATGTTTGACCGTGTTAATACTGATGTTCAAAGTGTTGGATGGAATGTAAACAGAGATAGAAAATTTGAATTAACTAGAGATGCAGACAATAAGTTTCCTTTACCTATTACAACATTAAGTGTTGATACAGTAGATGAACATAAGCATATCAAAGTGGCTAATCGAAATAATTATTTATATGACGTAAAGAACCAAACCTTAATTTGGTCTGCTGTTGCTAATAACAACCACGCTAATCTTTATGTGGATATAACTCAAGAACAAGATTTTACCGAGTTACCTTATACTTTACAACGATACATTGTCGCTCGTTCTGCTAGAGAATTTCAAGAGAGTGTTATGAAATCAATTTCCTTAGACTCTTTTGCCATGCGTAAAGAAGCACAAGCCTATGCTTCACTATTACAAGATGAAGCAGAAAAGGAAGATGCAAATATCTTAATTGATAATGACTACGCATACAAAGTGACACGTAGAAGAAACAATAGACTTTACGGACTATAATGGCTCTTACAGAATTGCCTATAAAGGCATTATTCAATGGTGTCTCACGACAACCACACAACGTTCGTTTAACCTCGCAGGTACAAGAAGCAAATAACACACTACTAAGTGTTGTCACTGGTGGGTTTGAAAAGAGACCAGCTTCACAACACGTACTAACTCTTAGTGGTTTAGCATCAAGTGGTGAGTGGGCTGTACATGGAATTGATAGAGATGCAACAGAACAATACCTTATTTGTATTGATAACGCTGGTGTTCTTAAAGTTTATGATGTTGTAAATAATACTACAGCAACCGTTAATTCATACAGTTCAGCAATTCAAACATATATTACTACTACCAATCCCCGAACTGATTTAGCTTTTGTTACCATTGCTGACCATACTCTGATTGTTAATAGAGAAAAAGTTACGGCTTTAGGTTCTGCTGCTGCGTCAGGTAGTGTGACCTTTGTTGATACGTTTGGAGACCTTACTGCTTCAGGTGCGTCAGGTGTACACGGTGTTACCAATTTAGAGTCAACATTGGATGACTATTATGTACTCTATGACTCAACTACAGCAGCGTGGCAAGAAACCGTTAAGCCGGGATTACAAAATAGTTTTGATGCAACTACCATGCCTCATAAACTTGTTAGAGAAAGTAATGGAACATGGACATTAAGCGCAAGCACATGGGGTGAAAGGACAGTAGGTGATACTAATACAGTTCCA